GTGCATACCTTTATCTTCAATATCAAACATCTATATCGACACCTTTCATTTTGTCATACGCTGTTTCTACATATGATGAATCAAAGTAAGATAAATCAAAAGTAACCATAAGCACACTATCTATTATTTCAGATTGTATGTCATTTTTGATTTTTAGATATCTTTCTTCTACTTCTATTCCTAATTTAAAAATATCTTCTATATCCTGCTGGACTTCCAATACTTCAATTTGATATTTATAACGATCAGTTGGAAAATAATAAATTCTAACAGTGATATTTCTTTCAAAATTATACAAGTGATCATTCTTAGATAGATCATCAAACTTTACAAAAAAAGAAGGCCTATCAAAACCTTCTTTAACGTCATTCTCGTTTATATCAATATTAAATTTATCTTTTAATTTCAAATTGATAGCTGCCATTATATCTTCTAATTTTAAAATACTATATCACCTGCCTTACAAAGATTTCAAAGTAAGTATTGCTTTCGTAAGGGTTTAGAATAAATTCAATATCGAAACGCTTATCTTTGTATTTAAACCACATTTCATTTTGTATATCTGGCATAGCTGAATATCTCATTATGATTTTATGAGTTATATTACTTAAAATAGTATCAGCAGGCGCAGTTAAAACTCTTCCTGTTTGGGGCACTATTGAAGCCCAAACTGTTTTAATAACCTTATCAGTATATACTGTTTGGTTTAAGCTGTTTGTTTCTTTTTTCTTTCCCCAGATCTCTATGTTGTGCCCGAAGACCTTGCCAACATCCTTCATTGCATCTTGTTTGGATTTCAGCATCTAAGTCACCTCTGCTTTAGCGGCCTGATATTCCTTTATTTCCTCAGTGTGCTGTAATCTCATAAGGCGATTACTGAAATTCTCTTCAAAATATTCAATAGCCTTGTTATAATCATACCTGCAGTATTCAAGCAATAACGTCTTAGGTTCTTTTGCTTCATCAAAATTTAGAGTGGTGCCTGTTATACCTTCAATATATGATTTGCCTTTTAAAATACTATCTTCTAATTCAGTATTTTCATCATCCCACGTTATTTTCAGCTTTGCTTTTAAAGCATCCAATATCTCCATTTATTCACCTACTTTTTAAGCAAAAGTTTAATCATGTCTTCTTTAGTCATTTTCATATCCAGTTCAATATTGATTATTTCCTTTGCATATTTGACTATCTCTTCTTTTTTCATTTTAATAAATGCAATGGAATCAATCTTGCCATCATCCTCATTTGGCTCAACAACCTCGCCATTGTTTACTATCATATCTTTACCATTTGATAAATCAACTCCAATAATAGCATTATTTTTTTGAGAGTCAATCAGTAATTCATTTTCTACTAATTGTCCTGTAGGATCCTCTGGTAGCTCCTCTTTCTTTGGTGGTTCTTTTATTTCCTCTACGAAAACACCATGAGGTCCAGCGATTAATTCGCTGAACCTCCCATCAGTTATTTCAATTTCACTGCCTTTTTTTATAGCTTCTTTGGTAATTTTATCCCTAAAAGATTTAATAACTTTTACTTTCATAAGATCTTACCCCCTTACACTACAGGAAATTCATCAATGTTAGTAACTTCAACCTTTTGAACCGTAGGAATCAAACCGCTGATATCAGCATAAATAAAAGCGGTATTATCAAGAGGCTCACCATGACCATACAATTTAACAAGATAAGTTCTTTCATCCTCTAAAAATTTATACTCATCTGAATATTCAATTTTCCCAGATTTAGCTGTACCAATTCCCATGAAATAGCGTTTTGGTAATCCAAATATTACTCTACCTACTGGAAGTTGTACAGATTGAATTACTTTTGTAGGAAATGGGAATACATCATTTCTGTAAGTTCCATCTGCAGCTCTTACAGTTGTCGCTGGCATGATTTTAGTTAAATAATCAGTTGGATTAGCTAACATAACAACTTCATTTATAACCCTTTGGTTACCTTTGGCATCAACTGCCATTCCACCAATTAATGTTCCATAAGTAATAGGATCTAAACTTATAACTGGTACAGTAGTTTTTAAAGGATAAACTCCGTCAGTTACAACAACACCAGTACCAACCTGACGATTCATTCCTATTGGCATATCTTTACCTGTTCCATTAACTATAGCTTCTTCTAGACCAAATGCTATAGCTTCACCAAGTATAGACCTAACATATCTATCCATCCAAACCGGGCCAAGATCAAGCATAGATTTAGCTACTGGTAAGAAAGCGGACAATTTATTCAAGCCCATATTAATTTTCTTAAATCCGCTTGTAAGCTCTTTGACGATTGTAGATGTTAGAGTTCCCCATGTAGCAAGTTGTTTGCCATTTGTGTTTACAATAAATTCAATTAATCCGCTAGTGTTTTGGAAGTTAATTAAATCTAAAAGAGGATGGGAAGTTAACAAATCATCAAATACTGCGTCAATTGTTGTAATTGGTAATACGACAGCTAAATCAGTTAATGCCTGCTGTGGGTTAGATGATCTCATTGCATCAATAACTTTTTCATAATAATCTTTTTCAACAGATGTTAACTGTCTAACACCTCTACCAACGAGAATACTTGCATCAGCAGATTGAACAGCTCCTCTAAATTCATCCATAATTGCCTCTTGATTAAGCTCGGAAAGTTCATTCCATGCATTGGCCATAGCCTCCATGTTGTCGTCTTTCTGTGCTTGTGCAATTTTACTTAATATTTCTGTCTTTTTTTGTTGTACTAGATCTTTGTTTTTCATAGCGAAATGTTGCAAGTTTAATTTTAAAATTCCATTTTTCATGTTTTTATTTCTCCTCTTCTTTTATTGTTTGATTTATAAATCTACTAACAAAACTTTCCTTTGGTGTTTCTACTGGTGCAGGTGTTGGTTCAGGTGTTGGTTCAAGTGTCTGTTTTGTAACAGGAACCGGTTCAATTTCCTTTTGTGCATTTTTAAATACCAATATCATCTCTGATAAATGCTTCTTAATACTTTGATTAGGGTTTTTATTTGTGCTGTCATTTACAATTGAAGTAGCAAATCCCATCTCAAGTGCATCAGCTGGTGCTATCCATGATTCAGCATCAAGCATTGCATCCAATTCCTCACGTGTTATGTTAACAACATTCATATATGCATTTGCTGCAGCTGTTGATATTATTTCTATATCATCCGCTTGTTTTCTCAATTCTTTTGCATTCCCTGCGGTATACATCCACGCATTGTGAATCATCAATAATGATGAGTTTGACATAATTCTTTCATCACCTGCCATAAAAACTAAACTTGCGGCAGAACATGCAAAACCATCATCATAAGTTTTAATTGTTGCTTTGTGTCTTTTAAGTTGGTTATAAATTGCTAGTCCTTCAGCAACTTCACCGCCATAGCTGTTGATATAAACATTGATAACATCAACATCTAAAAACTCTATTTCTTTTGCTAAAGTGTAACTTGAAACATCACTATCAAGCCATTCCCAAGAAGTAATATCTCCATAAATATTTATTGATGCCTCATTATTTTCTTTTGCTAATGAATAATATTTTTTCACTTACTCACCTCCATTATTTTTATTTTGATAAGGTCTATCCGTTTGGATCACCTCCATTAACTAAGGTCAACAGCTCTTCTACTGTTGAATAATTCTTAGTAATATAATGCTGCCAAGCCCAAGGCTCATCAATTATCTGTTCGCCCACAAGCTTTCTAACATCATTAACACAAAAGGCTCCACTTGCTATAAGTTTATCGATTGCTGTTGATACGTTTAATATATCTATATGTTTTATAGACTTTGTATCAATTTCTAAATATGTGCCCTGTGAAAAAGCTTCATACCCAGAACGCTTGCGATTGATTTCTTCTTGGAGCATATCTGTCAAAGGATCCACTGTAAATGTAAGTAAATTATTTATAATCACATCCCCTACATTAGCCAGGTCACCTTTTAATAATACTGGTGCTATACCAAACCCTCTTGCAGTAAAGTCAAATATATCATCAATCATAGCTTTTATATCTCTTGTGCTCTCCGTTGAATAAGTCTTATGTTCAAGTTCTTTCCATTCTTGACCACGTCCTAAAGGTAAAGCTGCATTATCTCCAGATAGCCACTTGCTTATTTTTTCATTTATCAAAGCATCAAAAGCTTTTCTTTCTTCCGTTCCCGCAACTGGCAATGTATCGTATTGAAAAATTCCTTTTGTTCCCCTTGACCTTTGATAGGCAGTAACGCTATAACCTATAAGCTTTGAATAACTTTCATATAAACCATTGATAACTTTGCGCATATCAATTTCAGAAAGTTGAAAATACAAAACATCTGCCTGAGTAAATGTCTTGTTAAATGTAAAATCCTTTATAGTTACTTGTGAAAATGTATCATCATATAATGCATATGGAGTTTTATAAAAACTATCTGCCACATGCAACTGACCGTTTTGTTCTATTACCAGGCATTCATTATGTCTGTAAAGCTGTGCTATTAATTTATGTAAAAAAGCACTTGAGTTTTGATTTTTATTTGGTTCTATATTCCAAAGATAATACTCTTGTTTCTTAACTTCTTCTCCTTTCATAAATGTCTTAAATTCACATTTACTAATAGCATTTGCTATTAAATTTGTAGCTGACCAAAAGGCCATTTCTCTAACATGAATTTCAGATGAATATTGTTCTATAGCTATATTTAAATCTTGCCCACTTAAAGGCACTGAACCGCCAAACCATTTACCTAACCAACTCATTAATCCCAATTTATCAAATGACAAAATGGATTTTGTGCGATCCATAACATGCAAATAGAAACCCGGCATAACAAGTTTAGATAAACCAATTGATACAATACCAGAAACAACTGGAATCAAAATCAACCACCAGTATTTTTTTATATCAGATAAAATGTTTTTCGGAATAAAACCTATATCCTGACTTTCCCCTTTATTTATTTTGTTTTCAATAATTAAATACAATATTGAAAACAAAATAGCTAAACCAGCAACATTAGTTGAGCTTATACTTGTTAAGCACAGCAATCCAGATATGGTAATTGGAATGTAAGTTTTTAATAATTGATTTCTATTTTTCATTCAAACGCCTTCCGCCCTTCTTGTAATACAGTACGACTGGTTAATTTGCGTTCTTGTTAAATAAAACCGCTAACAAAACCGGTCCTGCAGTAAGACCTATTCCGGCAACAATACCGCATATCAGCAATAAGAAAATAGGTAATCTAATAAGAGGGTCAATGAAAACAACCAATCCTGATATTCCTGTTGCAATGAAAAACCAATGTACCCAACCCTCGAGATTTTTACGTTTAAAAACCTTAGAAATACAGAAAAAAGATAAACACATAAACAAATATCCGACACCCTCTAAT